TATTTAGTGAGCTATACACAGTTTTGCCTCAATAGTACCATGTTCTTAATATATTCTAATGCCTGTAGGTTTGCCCGCACGTGCAAATAATGGATTGAACTCTCTCCACACCAGATACCCTAGAGCATCATTCATGTGGTCGTAACCAGCGTCCTTATCTGGTTCGCCCTTATCTGTATAACTCTGTAACTCAAGACATTCAATCATACGTCTGCAACTGGCATAGATTTGTAAACGTACTTGCCCTTTTCCGTTGCATAACAAACCCTGTACGGCAGAGACTCTATCTCTGATTGCTGGATTGCTTTTGGCTGAAAGATTAGTGAAGCCATAGGATTCAAGAATCTGTATGTCTGTTTTTGCTGCATTAGTACTACGATTGCCTCCTGAAGCATCAGGG